CACGTTTTCGGTGGCCAGGTAATACGCGCTGTAGGGATTGCCCAGCAGGTTGATGTTGACCAGCAGGGCGTGACCGCTGAGCTTGGCCTCACGGTCAGCCAGCAGCTTGAGCAGCGCGTCCATCGTTTGGCCGCGCGGGTTGACGACGGCCTTATAGAAGTCGGTATCCTTGAGCCCGTTGCCCTCGATAAACTTGGCCTTCGTAGTCGTGCAGACTTTCCCCGTGCTGCTGGCCGCCAGCAGGCCCAACAGCTGCTGCGGACGCTGGTCATCCACCCCCCACCGAACATAGTCTTTCGTATCGACTACGCGGCGGGGTGGTTTGGCATCAATCGCGGTGATGGGCTGGCGGAAAACAGGCACGGGGAAAGGCTACTTATCGACGGTGTGGCTTAGGCTTTTTCTTCGCGGGCCTTGGCAATGGCGGCGCGCAGGTCGTCATTGTGGGCATCCACTAGCAGCAGGCCACCTTCCGCCTGTACTTCAGCCCGGTAGGCTGCCAGCAGCTGCTCCTTATTCATGCGCGAAAGGCGCACGGGCTTTTCGCCATCCTGCTCGTCATTATCCGACTCGTCCGAACCGGAATCCGACTGGTCGCCCGCATCGGTACCGGCCGCTGCGCCACCAGCCGAGGCGGTGCGGGCGGGCTGCTCAGAAGTGGTATCCGCCATGTCTTGCTCGAACTTTGTAGTCCGCGCAGCTTCACGGCGCTCCAACTCATCCATCATGGCGCTGGCCAGCTTGTTGTAGTCGAAGTCAGCGGGCAGCGCAGCGGTGGCTGCCGTAGTGCTGGCAGCAGGTGCAGCGGCCGGGGCGGGCGCTACGGCGGGCTGCACGTCATCTTCGCCATCCTCCGCATCGGGCGGCAGCACCTTGAAGAACTGCGCTGCGTCGGGGTCGTTTTTGAGAATGTGGCGCGCTGCCTTATCGGTCAGGTTGTCGTTGGTGTAGGCAATACCCAGGCCGTGGGGCGTGTAGGTAAGCGTGTCGCTGTTGAAGCGAGCTTCGGACTTTTTCACAGTCGAATTGGTTGAGGTGGAAGGAGAATTGTCCTGCTGGTCTACCCAGCGTTTGATGGCGAAATAGGCCTTACCCTGCTCGGCGGGGCAGTGGTCGCAAACCGGGTCGCGGCTTGGGTAAATGGCCGCGTGCACGGCGATTATCTCGCTGACGTTGGGCGAGTAAGGCCCGGCAGCTACTAGCTGCCGGGCCCGGTCGAGTAGCTCAGCCACTAGACGTACAGCGCTTCGAAGGCCGCCAGCGTAGCAATCGGGTCGATGACCGGCGTGGTGCCCGTGTTGTCCATCACGGCGAAGAAGTCGGCCAGGCCTTTCTCCTTGGTGCTGACAATCGTGATTTCAGGCGCGCCACCGGTGTCGTCGTTGGCCGTGTCGGTATCAGCCTTGGTAGCTTTCAGGCCCGCGTTCAGGCCGTAGACCATGATGTTGCCGTTGTTATCCTTCACCAGCGACACGGTGGTGTCCTTGGCCAGGTCTTCGACGGTGGCGTAGTCTTCGGGCGCGCTGGTAAAAGCTACCAAGTCCACCTCGTGGGTGTAGGTGCCCGAGCCGTACTTGGTGGGCGTAAGCTTAACGCGGGCGTTGTTGCTCTCGCCCATGCCCACGAAGGCGAAGCCCTTTTTGCCAGGTTTCATGGTGATGCTCACCAGCTTGGAGTTCAGCGCATCGCGCACGTAGCTGGCAATATCATCCTTGCGCAGCTGCACAAGGGTAGTCTGCAACCCGCCCGAAGGCGTTTCGCAGGGGGCGGGAATACCGCGTTTTACTTTACCGCAATCCGGCATGGTGGTAGCAGAAATAGAAGGTGAGAAATGAAAAAGGCCCGGCCGGATGGGCCGGGCCTCTCGAATGCGTTGGGAAGTCGCTGGCCTAGAAGGCGGCGCGGGTCAGGAAGGGGCGCATGACCTTGGCGTCCATCTTCCAGTTGCCGCGCTGGTGGGTGAACTTGGTTTCGCGGTTGTACCACGACTCGACCTGCGTGGCCACGTCGTAGGAGTCGAAGCCTAGCTGAAGGTTGGCGGCCGTGGTGAGCACGGCCCGGTGCGGCAGATTGGTTTTGCCGCCCACCACAAAATCCGAGTGTAGAATCTCATCCCATTCCGGCACGGGAATGATGGCCACGTTATTGTACTTCGGCCCCACTAAGCCCGACTGCTGCAATTCCCAGCTGGTTTCCAGCTTGTCGTTGCTTTGGCGGTAGAGCGCCCAGTTGTCAGCAATCGACTGCGTGCACAGCAGAATGGGCTGCCCGAACAGGCCGCTACGCAGGCGGCGGTCGGCGCCGAACAGCAGCTTGGTGAAGATGCTCACCGACTCCCCAGGCGCGAGATTCTGCGCACCAGCTGCGCCCTGGTTCCCAGCGATGGTGTAGGCATGTACGTCGGGGTAAGCTGTAGCCAGCGCGATGATTTGCGGCCATAGCCCACGCAACTGGTTATAGTTGGCCACGTCACCCGCCCCACCGGTGAGCATGCCGGCCGTGATGGCGGGGTCACCGAAGAAGCCGATGCGGAAGATGTCGTCGCGGATAGCGGCCTCCATCATGTCCTGCACGAACTCGTTCCAGTAATTAAGCGTCTGCACGTCGGTGCCGCCCAGACCGTTACGAATCTTGATGCTGGCTTCTTGCAGGTCGAGGCGCTTGTAGCCCACGCCCAGGCCCCAGGCCATGAATGTGCCGTCAAAGTCCTCGCCGCACTCCTGAATCCAGGCTTCCAGCTTCACCGGGTTCCAGGTGAGCTTTTCCACGTTCATGCCAGGCGTGCTGGGCACGGTGCCGCAACCGGTATCGAGCTTGGTCACCTTGCTGAATTTCTTGGCAAACAGAATATCCAGTTGGGCCTTAATACCGTCCGTGATGGTCAGTATCTGGGTGAGGTCAGGGGCAGTTAGTACCGGCTCAAGTACCAGTTCCCGAAACTGCTCCGGGCCGTAGAGTACGCCCGCATTGGTAGCGGCACTCGCGACAATAGTGTCGGCGTAGCGAGCGGGCGCCACAATGGCAGCGCAGAGGGTCAAGAGACCTAGTTTAGTCAGCATAAGATATTTGCAGAAAAAAGGCGAGAGAGTAACCGGGAACTAGTTGCCGCCGAACCGCTTGGCGCGACGAGCAGCGCGGGCTTCGCTGGCGGTTTTTACCGGGTCAGCATCAGCATCTTTGTTTTCGTCACCAGCGGCCGAGGCGCGGGCGGGCGTGGCCTTGCTGCCAGTACCAGCAGCGATGCGATTCAGCGTACTGGCCTGGGTAGCCTGCTGCCTGAGCACGGTGCCGACCGTGCTAGCCAAGGCAGTCACCGCAGTGGTGAGCGTAGTGATGGCCTCGTGCACATCAGTGTCAGCAGCAGCCGAGTCAGCGCTAGCCGGTGTGATGACGGTGATAGCGCCAGCGGCTACCGTGATGGTATTGCCATCGGTGAGCACATAGTCAGCATCGGCTACGGCCGTCCCGTCACTCGTGACCGCATCCCCGACGGCGTAGGCATCCCGGTCACCCGTATCGATGTCGAGCGTAGTACCACTGTCGGTGGCGACCTGCAAAGCCGTCGTGGCTTCCGCGGCAGCTTGGTTGGTGGTCGGGGTACGTAGGGCGGCGATTGCGGCTGTCATGCCCGTAAAGCCCTGGGTGAATTTGCTCATAAGTTGCTGGGCCCAGTTGGGCGCTTGGTTGTCGGCCTGAGCGGCCGGCGTGGAGGTAGCAGTAGTGGGGCGCAGCGCCAGCGCGGTTGCGGGCTGCACGATTTTCGTGGCGAAGCCGTAGCTAAGCATCTGCTCGGCGGTGAGGGTGGTTTGCGCCCGCATGACTTCCGTGAAAGCAGTGGCCTCAACCCCAGCGCGCTCGACATACAGCGCCAGTAGGCGAGCTTCATCGCTGGCCAGCGATGCGGCCCAGGCGGCAGCCTCGTCTGCATTAGCGCCGAGAATGCCGCCTGTGGGCAAGTGCACGAGGCTGGTAGCGTGCGGATGTACTTCGCGGACTGAGCCAGCCAGGAACGCGGCCGTGGCGATGCTGGAGCATTGGCCAATCGCCTCGGTGATGACGGTGACGCCTTCGAGCGAGCGCAGTAAGTCGTAGAGTGCAAAGCCCTCATCTACCCGCCCGCCAGGTGAGTTAATGATAACACGCAGCGTATCGTAGGGCTTGGCCCATTCGAGCTCGTTTTGCACCTGCGATAGCGTCGTGTAGGGGTAGCAGTAGTCCACTTCCGCCCCGTCCAGCACAATCGGACCCGAAATAGTAATTCTAGCTTCCAGCATGCACAAAGTTTCCGACCGCCAATAGGCTGAAATCGGGGTTTTGTATATGAAGAATCAGACCTGATTCAAATCGCGTTACGCTTTTGGCAACTCCGTTACGCTTTTGGGGGTGAGCGCTTGCAGACCGCCTAAGCTGGTCAGGAACTTCGGGGTACTATGGCCGACCAAAGCACCGAGAGCATCCTATTTGAGATTAAAATCAACAGTGAGCAGTACAAGTCCGAGCAAAAACTCATCCGGGATAGCCTGGGCCAGCTGGCGCTCGACATCGAGAAGACGCGTGCCGAGCAAAAGGCGCTCAATAAGGAGCGCGATGCTGGCAAAGTCAGTGATGCTAAGTATGCCGAGCAGTCGGTGAAGCTGCGTGAGCAGTTGCGGGGCCAATTAGCCGACCAACGCGAGTTAGAAAAGGGCTTGGCTACTAGTCAGAAGGTCATGATTTCGAGCGCTGGCAGTATCGACCAGCTACGCGCCCGACTTTCAGAGCTCACAGTCGCATATAATGCTCTTGGCGAGGCCGAGCGGGACAATTCCGACGAGGGCAAGCGGTTGCAAGCTGAGGCCAAGGCCGTCAGTGATGAGTTGAAAATACAGGAGGGTCGCATTGGTGACAACCGGCGAAACGTTGGGGGCTACGCTACTGCATTTAAGCAAGGCCTGTCGGGCATCGCGGCTGAACTCGCTAAGATTGTAGCTGAGCAAAAGAACGTTGACGCAGCCAGTGAGCAAGGGCGCCAGCTCGAGCAGAAGCGCATCGGCTTCCTGACAGCCGCCCAGCGCGCCGCAGCCCAGGCTGGCATCACCGACTTTGCCCAAGCTACGGCCACCATCGACCAGTACACCGCTGCTTTCACACCGGCAGTTGAAAACCTGGTGCGCATTCAGCAGGAGCAGCAGCAGGTTGGCCAGACGGCGGGCGAAAGCTCCGAGCAGTACCAGCAGCTGGGCTTCCAGATGGCCGGTGCGCAAAAAGCGCTTG